TTCTAAATTGTTCTTTCACCGCAGGCTCAGGCTTGCGGTTTTTTTGTTTGCTCCGGAACAAGAAAATATCTAACCGACCGACATCAATGTCGGTAGCAAAATAAATGGTTTGTCTGAAAATTGACTTGTTGAGGTCAACAAATAGTATTAAATCGCTTGGCGGCCAATTTTGTTGATGCCAACAAAATTGCTCTGAAAGTAGTTTCAAAATCAAAAAAAGTAATGATTTTTTCACTGCTTTTTTTATTTTTTCTACGAATAGATAAGTAGGAGGAATAAAAATGAAGATTTTAAATATTGAACTAGCAAATGTAGAGCAGACAGATTTAGGTTTTGAGCATTGGGTAGATGTGACTTATCAGGTCCCAATTTTGAAAAACGAATACACGGTTAGATTGTTGCTGCTCTTTGGTTTTGAAATTGAAGATCCTGAAGTGATTGAATACCTGGTCAACGCTTGGAAATATCGTGAGCTGGTCTTACATTCTGTGAGGATGTATGATATGGAGAGAGAAGCAAGTTAAAATACTGTTACTAACTCTAACTTATCTTAATTACTTTGACTAAAATACAGAAATACGCTAGACCCTTTAAAAATCTAGCGTTATCGACATGCCGTCTTTTGTAACAATAATTTCTTTTATGATATTTTTGACAATTTTTGAAGCATCTTCGTAGCTTAATTTTTCAACATCGAAGTCCTTTAGTAGCCGTGTTAGCTTTCTCTTTCGGATGCTCAGAACATTCGATTTTTGATTTTCGAGCTGTTCTTCCAGGAATTGCCTTTCTGTTTTGATTTTATCATTTTTCTCGTCCAACTCTTTCCGAGTGATGATTTCGTCCAAGTACAATTCTGTTAATTTTGAGACTTGATTATTTATCCGTTCGAGTTGTTTCTTTATCTCCTCGACCTTGATAGTCTCTTCTTTCTTAGCGAGTGTCTCATTTTTATATTTTGGATCAAATTTAATTCTTTCAAGTTCCTTGATTACACCCCTTTCAAGTTCCTCTTTAGAGTACCACCCTGATTCGCATCTTTTTTCTAAATCTTTGCTGTGTCGGTTCCTGCATTGGTATTTATGATGAGAGATTCCATTCTTGTCTTTTCTTGTATATCTCAGACCAAGTGAAGCACCACAATATCCGCATTTCATTAATCCAGAAAGCATATACTTTGCCCTGAACGGCCTTGGATTGTTATATTTTTCATAGGCTGAAATCTGCCTTCTTTCGACTTCAAGCTGGACTAAGTCAAACAATTCTTGAGTGATAATTGGTTCATGCTGCCCCTCGTATACCTTATCTTTGTACTTTACTTTTCCCAAATAGGTTTCATTTTTCAGCAAGTATTTCGTGATTGTTTCGCCCCAAGGTCTTTTTCTTCCAACGTGACCTTCAGCATTTAAGTCTCTGATGATCTTGACTACTGGCTTACCGTTCAAGTATTCCGTGAAAATACGGTTGACAATGAGCGCTTGGGTCGGATTCACTGATAAGACGCCAGTTTCTTTTGAGTAATCATAGCCGAATGGTATTGTCGTCCATGACATGGATTTTCCATTCTTTGCCCGTCCTTCTTTTCCTAATATCATACGCTCTTTAATCTGCTCACGCTCCAGCTGAGCGAATACTGATAGCATACCGATTGAAGCCTTGCCGAAAGGCGTAGAAGTGTCAAAGTTTTCTTGCAAGCTGATAAATGCCACATCGTTTTTAGCAAACACATCTTCAATCAGAAACAGAGTATCTTTCTGGCTACGACTGAGGCGGTCTAGCTTGTAGACTAGCACTATATCGACTTTCTTGCGCTTCACGTCTGAGATTAAACGCTCCAATTCAGGTCTTTGAGTGTTAGCACCTGAGAAACCACCATCAACGTAGACATCGTAGATTTTCCAGTCTTTGATTTTACAGTAGGCTTCAAGCTTGTCTTTCTGCTCATCGATAGAGTAACCCTCTTCCACCTGCGAAGTAGTGGACACCCTGACGTAGATTGCGACTTTATTCGTTGTTTTCATTGAATTTGTACCCCTTTTTTGATAAAATAGGTACAAGAAAACGTCTCAAAAGGTAATATCTTTTGAAAAGTTTTTCTTGCCACTAGCCTCACGCTCGGAGTCGCCAAACTTTGAGAGCGTGGGGCTTTTTTGAGTTATTTCCATTTTGGAAACAGTTGGTTTTATTCTTTCGATAAGTGTTGTTGAAGAATTAAGGCCACGTTGGCTTTCTCTTCCTCTGTCATAGGAGGTTCGTTTGGATCGTCTACCGAAAACTCGATAGCATGCCATTTATCATTTACTCTAATCCACTCTCTTCGTCTGTGGCATTTGCAATCTAGGTTGTGTTTAATCACTTCCATCGGTCTACTTTCGTTACTCATGTTATTTCTCCCTATACACACTGACAACTTCCCCAATAGTTCGGATGTCGTTGCTTTCGTCTAGGTGTATATCCTCATAATCTGGATTCAAGCTTTCCAGATATCCCTGACGCAGTTTCTTAACATAGTTAGCGCCGTCTACTTGGAAGATGCCGATAGTGTTATAATCAACCTGTTGGGTATTCTTTATAAAAAGATAGTCACCATTCTTTATCTTTGGCTCCATAGAGTTGCCGACGACATAAGCGATAGCGTCGTAGTCGTCTGGGATTTCATCCTCATAGAACGAAACCTCCATATCTAAATCGTCGTCCTGTATCGAACCACTACCAGCAGAGACAACCCCAGTAACACGTCGGTAAGTAGTCTGTCTGTAGTCGTCCAGTCTGATGATGTTCTCCGATACTTCGTTTATCTTCGTTTCTTCTTCGTTTTCTTGACTCTCCAGAAGCTCCTCAGATGTCCGTAGCACGATTTTTTTATTGTCAGTATTTAATTTTCGAGCTGTATTTGTAATTTCTTCTAAAAGGGAGTCTGACGGTTGTGCGGTAAAAATCTTGTTTTCGATAAGGTCAGATTTATTTATATTAAAATAGTTTGCCAAAAGTTCAATTTTACCAATACGAGGATAAGTTATTCCTTTCAGCCAGTCGCGAACTGTAGTGTATTTTAAATCCAAGTCTGCACATAATGTATTTCTGTCTACCCCTTTTTGCTCCATGTAAAAACTTAGATTATTGGCAAAAATTTCTTTATTTTCGACTTTCATTTCCGCCCCTCCTTATATAGTATATTTTACGGCAAAAACGCAAAAAAGTAAAGAATAAAATAAAAAATTGCGAAAAAAACGCAAAAAACACTTGACATTGCGGTTAAACCGCAGTATAATATAATCAAGCTTAAGGAAATAACAAAAACAAACCGGAGGGAAACACCATGAACACATTAAACGAGAAAGCAATCAACATCTTTAAAGCAGTAGCTAAGGAAACTTTAATCCAAGGTACTTACGAGGAAAACTTCCTCTACAGCCAATTTGAAACATTCTGTACTAACTGCCGTCAATTCGCTTTTGGATGGACAGAGTTAGCAGAGGAGATTGAACGCCAAGAGCGTTACCTTCTCGATTCTGGTTTCACTCAAGAGGAAATCGATGACATTCGTTTTGATGCAGCATTTGCAGGAATGCTTGATAAATTAAATGTAGCCTGATTGGTATCACCAAGGTTCGAATCCTTGGCAGGTTGTTGCTCATAGAGCAAAATAAAAAAGACAAGGAGGTGGGAAGATGAACGAACTAGAAAGAACAGCCCTCAACGAGATATTGAGGACTGTGACATATATTGCTGAGAAGTTGGATGAACTAGATTCTAAGATTTCGTTGAGCATAAATGACAATCAAGAGAAAAAATTTACTGATAGGAGTAGAAGATGACTGAAGAAGAAACAATTGAATTATTGAAATTCTTATCGACAGACTACGGACGAGGGTATCTAGTTGGGTTAGCTAGTGGACTTTCAATACTTTTGAAAATTTTAAAAAAAGCAGAGTAAGTACCCTACTTTCATCAGAATTACCTCGTTAAGAAAGGAGAATAGAATGAACGAACTAGGACTAATCATAGTAACAATCGTAAATGTAGTTTGTGCTGTAATAAATCTATTTTGCTTTATTAAAGACAGGATGGAATGATTTAGATTTAGAAAGATAATGAATTTGTCTGTTGGTCTTGACCTTGATAGTATGTGGAGGTTCGTTAAGGTAGTATGACAACTTTTCAAACGAGTATGGATTTAATTCTATTTCATCTTCAAATGGTGTAGAGTACCATTCTACGTTAAAAAAGGTCTGCGTACTACTAATCAAACCAAAAGGGTCTGATTTTTTCTCAGGGAGAGCAATAGCTGTATTAAATCCGTTGTCAAAAATTTCTTTTCCGTTTTTGTCAAACAGTTGGATATTTTTGATTACGACATTTGAGTTGGATTGGTTAGACAAAACAAAACTGTATTGATAACAAGAGTATTCGTTCATTCTCTTTTTATGGAATTTAGAAATACTCAATTTCACTCTATTGACTTTCAAAGAGTAAATCAAGCTAACAACACCAGTAATAGCACCAAGCCAGGCGGCAGAAATATTCAAAATATCAATCAAACTAAACATCAGAATTACCTCGTTTTTGATTTCATTATATCATAAACAGAAAGGAGGACGGATGGAAGAAACAATAAACGAATTTCTAAAATTCAGAAGCCAGTTTACAAAACGAGAATGGATTGAAATTAACCAAGTTGTCGAAGCTCGTTTAAATGAAAAAGCCGACCAGTTGAAACTGGACGACTCAGATGTAGAAATCATTTCTAAAAGACTAGGACGGTCTATCTAAAGAAAGGGTCAAACAAATGGCAACTAACAGAACTATATCAGTAAATACATCAGAGCATGATGTATTGTTGACGGCAAGAAAAAACCACCCTGCTGTATTCGTCGATGGAATGTTTCTCGACGGAGTTGAGCGAGTGGAATTTACCAATCATTATCTGGAGAAGTGTGAAGTTGTTTTAACGTTTAACGATAGAGTTGAAACCAATCCCTTCCCTCTAAACGATATTACTTTATTAGAAAAGTTATTTGGTCAGAGTTCGAACGGTCAATCTTTACGGGATATTGTCGTGCAAACTCTTGAAGATGCTGATTAGCATCTAAACCATCAAAAAAAGAAACATGAACACTAAAACTTTCTTTTCCGTTTTTCTTGGTTCTATCAAATTCTTTGCCAAGGACGATTAAAGAAGTTTCTAGCTGGTGATCAGTCATAACATTACCTCCTTTCTGACTACATTATAGCAGAATTGCGAGGAACAAATAGAAAAATAAGGAGGTAGGAACGTGTCGAAAATGACATTAAAAACACTAAGAACACTCAAAAACTGGAGACAAAGTGATGCGGCAGCAGCTGTGAATGTATCAGTTGATACATGGGGGCATTGGGAACGTGGGATAACAGAACCTAGTGTTTCGAAAGCATATCAAATCGCTAGTGTTTTCGATGTATCAGTAGATGATATTATTTTTTTACCTGATATTGCGGTTTAACCGTAACAAAAAAATAGAAATGGGGAAGAATGATTGAAAATAAGTGGAGAGAAAGGGGATTAAATATGAGGTATGCAGTATATAATCAGGAATACTCATGGGAATTACACATCTTTGAATAATGCTTATGCTCAAGACAAACGTTTAAAGGCAACAACGATAGGTATCCTTACAGTAATCTTGATGAATAAGTCTGATTGGGTTGTGTATCCTGACGAGATTGCACGACGTCTAGGAATAAGCAGGCGCACCGTAGATGAGCACTTTAAGCTTTTAGAGAAAGCAGGCTATCTCAGAGTATATCGCTTAGGGTTAGGCAGAGGTAAAGGCGTAACGGTATATAGATTTTTTTCAGATATGCCTATTTCAGATGATTACTTTGAGTATCTAAAAACTAATCTTGAGAAAGAGTTATCCACAGATAACGGAGTTTAAAAATACAGTTGGAAAATATTGCCATGTGTAAAATTGCCATGTGTAAAATTGCCATGTGTAAAATTGCC